TAATACTGAGGAAAACAGATGGATTTTCGGGAAGATGGCTTCTATCGTATCCCTAGTAAACAAATATCACTTCGATTATGATATTGCAGGGATTACGCATTCGCTACAATTGATCGAGTATGTTTCGACTGAAAGCGTTAAAGGACACTATGAGTGGCATACAGACTCAGGTCCTGGTCCTTCTGCTCTTAGAAAGATCTCGGTTACTGTACAATTAAGCGACCCATCAGACTATGAGGGTTGCGGTTTGTTTATAAATAATCATGGTTCTATTGTAGAAGGCACAAAAGAACGCGGTTCCGTTCATATGTTCCCGAGTTATATGGTTCACAAGGTAGACCCTATTGAAAAGGGTACTCGATATGCATTGGTTATTTGGATTCATGGATCAAGGAGATTTAAATGAGTGAAGTTCAAAGTGATACACAAACATTGGAATTGAAGCAGCCAGAAAATGTTACCAACAAACAGGTAGCAATTTTTGAAGAAATTCGTAAGGATTTGGCAGTTTCTTCCGAAGTGAAGGTGCCATTGAATTATGTTTTTGGTAAGGGTCAACTTGCCAATTTGCAAAGTTTTGGTGGAACATCAATTCAGGCTAACGCTGAGAAAGTTGATAAAGCCTTGCAAAATATGAGTGAGTTGCAGAATATTTGGAACCATAGCCACACGCAGTGGATTTGGAGGCATTTGAATCTCAGTTATCATTCTCCACATAAGAATATGCGCCAGATTTGCGCAGAAATTGCAGCAAAAAGATCTGCGCTGAATGATGCTAAGTGGAAACACGTAGAAGCCGAGTTGCGCCTACGTCAAATTGAAGAACAATTGGCAAAAGAAAATCTTGAGTATTGGACTGAAGTCAGGCTCAAGATTGAGTTGGTCAGAATTAAAGAGAGTCTATCAGAAGGCGTGACCTATATTGAAGGCGCCATGAAGGATGTTCTAGTGTTGAATGAACTTTATGAGCAGTTGAAAGAAAAGGTTTCTGACTTCTCAGAATATGATATTGAGAAGGTAGAGACAAAGTCACACCTCAAGAGAGCGCTCGTTCAATGTATTCGCGACGTTCGCCAGTTCGGTTCAATTTCTAAGGGTGAGCAAGAATATATTGAGCAGATTGGAATTAATCCAATGAAGTTGCAGAACCTTATGCGTAAATATGTCCAAGCAGAAGAAAATTCTGATTCTTGGGATGTCAGCGGTCTATATGAGTTCGTTGATAAACTCACAGAAGAGTTGGTTGATGTTTATAAGGTTGATGTTGTAAGAATGAGAATGCAGGGATTTAGCGAAAATCCAATCGAGAATTTCTCATACACTGAGAAGGTTGCATTGTTAAACAAAGACAAGTAAAGAGAAAACAAAATGGCAGTAGTAGAATATATGGTTTATAAGGAAGGCAGCAGAAGAGTTGTACCTTCTTTTCTATCAGATTGCGGTCATTGGAGAAACCCAGCCGATAACACTTTTATTGGCTGGGTCGATGATGTCAGAGATTTCTATGTTCCTGACACACTATCTTTTTTGACTAAAGAACAATTTGCTGCACGAGCAGTCGAAATGCATCACGCTAATCCTCAAGAAAAACTTGATCCTAATAATCCAGAAGTTAGTGTTCAGTTGACAGATCAAGAAGTGATTGACCTTGCAAATTTTTGGTATGATGATTATGTTTCTAGAAATTCTCAGCAAACATAATAAAAAATGACCATTAAAGTTTACAGAGACAGAATAGAATTAGGAAACTATACATTAACGGCAACACCAACAGGTGCTTCGTTTAATGGTAGTATTGCTGTTTCTAAATTAGGCAATAATTTTACTGTAGGTCAGGGAAAGTCTTTTGCATATAAACACGGAGCAATAAACAGTTGGGTTGGACCAAGTTCTTTTACAGCATCACCTGTGACTGTTTCTTCTTATAGATTTCCATTTGTTTCTGATCAAATAATACAAGACGTCAGTTCCTTTAATCTAGTTCCTATTAACAATGTTTCTAGAGGAACATATCATTCTAGCGAAACTCATGGGTATACTACTAAAGGAGCAGCAATAGGTAGTGTCGCGACTGCTGGCAGGGCTAATTATTTTAATGGGTTTTCCTCGTGGCATCCTGCTTCTTCTAATGGTCTGCAGCCAATTACGAGATATTCGTTTAGTTCTTTCGCAGGCAGCGAAGATATCGGTGCTCTTTCTCAAACTTTAAATCCTTTTAATTCTGCAACTAATCATATGGTTAGTGTTCCATCTTTTATAGGATTTTCTTCTAAAGAAAATGGTTATGTCGGCAGCGGTTATTTTCCTGGTTTTTTCTCCCCAGTTTTAGGATTAATTTCAACTAGAATTGGATTAGTTAAATTTTCTTTCAGCGATTCAAGTAATAAAGCAGTTTTATTTCAGGAAGATACTAGATTACCATCTGTGCCTACAGCGCCAAATATAGATTCAGCAGTTGCTACTCCTAATTGGCTCGGCACTAGTCTAAGTAACGAAAATTATGGCTATTTTATAAATTCTAAAAGTGTAACAGTCACTCCACAAGGTTCAATACCTGCCACATTCTACAGAAAATTTCCATTTATCACTGAATCGCAATTGTTTAACATAGGGACGCTTTCTACTAATCCAACAGAACAGTCTGAGCAATATATGACAGGTATTACTGGTCCAACAGCAGGATATTGGGTCAGCGGTCAACCAGAGGCTTTAAACGGTAGTCTAATACTTACTCCGACATCACCGCCAATCTCGCCTACTCAGTTATTTAGAAGTCAAACTTCTAGTAATAAAACTCATAAATTTCCTTTTGCTACTGATGTAATATCAGTAATCTCTCACACCCCAGAAGTTGGTTTTGCATATTCAGGAAGTTCTAGTGAGACCAAGGGTTATTTGTTAAACGGATATGTAGAAAATGCACTACCACCATTATCAGTTCCTTTCCAAGTTAGCAATCGTCAATTCACTAGCATTGTAACTAGCGATGCTTTTTCTCCAGTTAATAATGTCGGTGTTCCTTTTATATTTCAAATTGCTGGTGGTTTTAGAAAATCTTTTTCTTTTTCTTCCGAGGCTACGATGGTTTCCTTAACCGACGGTTTAAATCAAGATTCTAGCGGCGGAGCACATCAGCAATAAAATGACTATTAAAATTTTAGAAGACAAAATAGAATTTGATAATTTTTCATTAACGCTTTCTAACAGAGGATTAAGCGTTAATGAAAAAAATAGTTCATCAATTTTGGCTGAGTTAAAAGCGGCTTCTATTTTACAGAGCACATATTCTTTTCAGGGCAGTCAATTCGGTTACATTTCAGGTGGGTATTCTATTCCTTCTACTTTCGGTGGACCATCACCATCTGGATTAGGATTAGAAGAAACTCAGCAAATTTTAAAGTTTCCTTTAGTTGTTGCTGGTGGTTTACTTTCTCAAGTTTCAAATTTAACTGATCAGCAAGGGCATGGACTCACTGGTAATAAATCTGCAATTAGCGGATATACTTGTGGCAGCCTCTACAATACTTTTTCTTGGCCAACTGCACCATCAAGTCCAGCAAAACCTATTGAGTATACTAGCGTTCGTAGCGGAAAAAGTAGATTATCATTTAGTTCAGATTATAATACAACAGAAGGTGGTACTTTTGACGATGGCGCATTTGATTATGCTGCTGGTCACTCTAGTTCCACACATGGATATGTCTCTGGCGGTAGAGTAAGTTATGCAATACCAGGAAATCCAGTTTTTACTGTAAGTGGAACAACATCAATTAGAAAATTTTCTTTTGCTGCAGATTCTAACGGCACTATAGTTGGTAATTTACAGGGTGTTGATTTGGGCGAAAGAATGTTTGCCGCTGGTTGCTCTTCTTCGACTGATGGATTTTCTGTTACTAGAAACAATAACAATAAATTTCCGTATGCATCTGAGTCTAGTGTGTCGTTTGCTCCGAATGTGCTTCCAGGAACTTATGATTTAAGTGCGGCTCTTTCATCTACCACTCATGGGTACATTGCAGGCGGTTCACTTGGAGTTCCAGTGAGTTTCGGGGCTACAGGCATAGGCGGAAATTTAAACACTGGAGGAACTCCAGGAACTATTAATCCATATGGTCCTGATGATCCAGTAAGAGATATAAGAAAATTTTCTTTTTCTAGTCACTCTACAGTAACTTTAATTGGTAATTTAATTTATCGTAAAGGAAGTTGCACTGGCATTTCTTCTATTGCACATGGAATAGTAGTTGGCGGAAGATCTAATCCTACAGGTTATGCTGGACAACAATTAATTGAAAGGTTCCCTTTTGCTGCAGATGTAAATGGGATTGAAGTCGGCGATATGACAAGATCAAAAAATGGCTCAGCAGGATTCCAATACTAATGGCAATTAAAATATCTTCAGATAAAATAGAAATAGGCAATTACACGCTGACTGAATCTTCTGGCGGGATCATCGGTATGAGAAAATTTGCTGCAGATAAAATTAAAGGTTCTCTAACTTTTAATGGAACTTTGTCTGTAACTTCTATTTACAGTACAGACTCACAAGCCACTCGTGGAACTTTTAGCGGAGGAGTCATAAATCCTCTAAGTAATTCTTGGGCAGGAATAGATAAATTTCCATTTTCTACTATTTCTTTGGCTAGATCAGTTTCTAACTTATTTCAATCTAGAGCATATTCGGCTGCTGCATCTTCTAGAACTAGCGGTTATGTTTTTGGCGGTACTGCTGGAACAGTTACTCCTCTATTAAATCCAGCAAATCCAACCAGCGGCGCTGTGAGCACTATAGACAGATTTGCTTTTTATAATGATTTAAATGCAAAAAGTATAGGATCTTTAAGTACCAACAGAACATTATCTTCTGGTCAATCTTCTCAGAGTCATGGGTATAGCACTGGCGGAATCAGCGGTTTTAACACATACATTTCTACTATTAGTAAATATCCATTTTCAACAGATAATGGTGCGCAAGATACATCAAATTTACAAACTTCTGGGTTTGGAAGAGCAGGTATTTCTTCTAGTATTAATGGTTATTATATGTCTAGAATTGATGCTAGAAATCGTATGTTGAGTTTTACAACTACTGATGCACCGCAAATTAAAAATGGAAAATTTCCATTTGCAAATGATGCTGCTGTTTCACTAATACCTACATTTGCAGGAAATTTACCAACTGTAATGACTGGAGCATCAGCACCTGATTCTGGATATTTTGTTAACTATTGCCTCTTTTCAAATTATACGCATCCGCAAACGCCATATTTGGGTGGTTCTACTACTAGATTATCTAAATTTCCTTTTGCAAGCGAAATAACTATTAATGTTGCTGGTTATCTTTATGGGGCGCATCCTTCTACTATAATTAATAGATTTACTCAAAATAACAGTACTGTGGTATTAGGTCCATCTTTCCCTTATTCAGGATCTCCTGCTGAATTTACTGCTCATATATCAGAACATAATTACATAGCATGTTCTTCTGGAGAAACTATGGCTGTTTTAGGTGGCGGTTCTCTGGGAGAACCATCGCCAACAACAAATAACCTAAACCCATTTTTTAATGTGGGAACTCCTAATATCTACTATAAAATGAGAAGAATGGACTCATTTCCTTTTTCTTCTGAGACATTCTGTACCTATGTTGGCGATTTATCAACTGGTAGAAGTGGTATGGTAGGACACTCTGATAAATAAATACATGATAAACCAGAGGGTCTTCAATGGCAGTACCAACTTCGCGCACGGAACTTAAAGAATATTGTCTCCGTAGTCTAGGCTTTCCAGTCATAGACATAAACGTCGACGATGATCAGGTTGAAGACCGAATAGATGATGCTCTGCAAAAGTACAGAGAGTATCATTTCGACGGAACTGAACAGATCTATTTGGCTCATAAAGTTACCAAGGGTAGCATAAAAAACAAATATCTTGAGGTTCCAGACTCAATTATAGGTGTAACTCGCCTTTTACCTGTCAGTGCTGGTAGCATTAGTTCTAGCAGCACTCAAGGGTTTAACATTTTTGATATTAACTATCAAATTCGTCTAAACGACTTCTATAATCTAACTTCTTCGTCATATTCGTACTATGTAATCGCCAGACAACATTTGGCTATGTTGGATATGATTGTAACTGGTGAAATTCCATTCAACTTCAATAAGAAAACCTCAAGAATTGACGTTTTTATGGACTGGAACGGTAGAGTTTCAGAGAATGATTACATCGTTTTCGAGGCACTTAGAATCGTAGACCCAGAATGCTACGAAAAGATTTATTCTGATTCTTGGATCAAAAAGTATACCACTGCTCTAATTAAAAGACAATGGGGAACTAATCTAACAAAATACGCCAACTATACGCTTCCTGGCGGTTTGATTATAAACGGCGATAAAATTTATGCTGATGCTGAGGCTGCTATTGAATCTTTAGAAGAAGAACTGAGAGACACATTTGAACTGCCTCCTGCTATGCTAGTTGGATAATAGGTTACTACAATGCCAACAAGTGTATATTTTAATAATCAGAGTGCTAGTCGAGAACAATTGCTTCTTGAGGACATGATTATTGAAACAATCAAGAATCATGGGATAGATATTTACTATCTCCCTAGAGAGTCTCGCTCTGAACTGGATGAATTGTTTGGTGATGATCCAGTAAAATCATACAGCAAGGCTTTTCCTATAGAGATGTACCTTGAGTCTTCAAATGATTTCGAAGGCAATCAAGAATTCTTCAGTAAATTTGGTCTAGAAATACAAAAAGCAGCGCGAGTAACGATCGCGAAAAGAACATTTCATAAACATATACCGCTGTCTTTAAGAAATCATCCTAAAGAAGGCGATCTAGTTTATCTACCAGTTCAGCAAAAAATTCTAGAAATTAAATTTGTTGAAGAAGAAAAAAACTTCTTTCAATTAGGCAGATCAGATCCATATATGTATGGATTATCACTAGAAGTGTTTAAATACAATGGCGAACTATTCTCAACTGGAATCGTCACTATTGATAGCATATCAAACGACAGAGGGTTCGGTGTGGAGTATTTGCTACAACAAACAGGTTCTGGAACATACTCTAAGAATGAGATTGTTTACCAAGGAACTGACCTCGCCAATGCAAATGCTAGGGCTATCGTTTCCAACTGGAATAAGCCATCTGGGAAAATTATTCTTCGCAATATCAAAGGCGAATTTAAGAGCAATACTCTTGTTAAAGGAGTTACAAGCAATTCTCAATGGGTTCTTGTCAGTGGAAACGCTCAGGAAGATGCTAATGATCTATACGATGATAACATTAGAATTGAAGATGAATCAGATACAATTATAGACTGGAGTGAACTAAATCCATTCGGAATGCCTAACGAATAATGCTAAACAAACAACACTTTTATCATAGAATTACTAGAAAATTAGTTGTCGGTTTCGGCACGATGTTCAACAACATTCGTCTTGTTCGTTACAACAAGGCTGGAAATATTGAGATTGAAAGAGTTACTGTTCCTCTATCATATTCTGGAAAAGAGAAGTTTTACTCTCGTATCACTCAAGATCCAAATCTAGCCCAGCAAGTTCAGATCACTCTACCGAGAATGTCTTTTGAATTAACTTCTATCACATATGATCCTTTGCGTAAGGTTTCTTCATATCAGAGTCAATTCAGCCCAGACACCAAAAATAGTATGAAGAGCGCATACCAAGCGCCATACAACTTTACATTTAATTTGTACATCTACGTTCGCAACGTTGAAGATGGCACTCAAATCGTTGAGCAAATACTACCATATTTCAATCCAGATTACACGCTAACGATGAATCTCGCCAATGTAGGAAATCCAGTTGACGTCCCTATTATTCTAGAAACAGTTGCATCAGATTTAACCAATGATACTGGTTCTGGTGATACTGAGAGAATGATAGTTTGGACTTTAACATTTACTGCCAAAGCCTATTTGTATGGTCCTATTAATTCTGGCAGCGGCGCCAAGTTAATCAGAAAAGCAGTGGGAAATACTTTTATAGAGCAATCTTCAGTTGAGCCTGATAGAAGATTAGTCATGTATTCTGGTGGCTGGGGAACATATAAATCTGGAGAATTAATTTTCCAGGGAAGAAAATTAGAAGAAGCCACTGCCACTGCATTCGTTAAATACTGGAATACTAGTACGAACAATATGATTATTAACGATGTGTCAGGAGTTTTTTTGTCGAACAACAAGGTAAGAGGAGTGGTAACTGGTTCTACATGGACCATCGATACTGCTGAAACAATAGAAAGACAGGTATTTAATCTTGAGGTTTATCCTAAACCTTATAATGCGAATGCCAACGATGATTATAGATACATTGAGGCTCTACAAGAATTTGACTTCTTCGGCGATGACACTGCCGACGCAACTGTCATATTTACTGATAATGATAATACTACCTCTGACGACGACGATAACGGATAAAGGTAAAGAGTAAAAATGACTCAACAATTTATTAATATTGGTACAGTTGCTAATGACGGAACAGGCGATCCGTTAAGAGAAGCATTTGTCAAAATCAATCAAAACTTTACCGATCTATATGCTGGCGCTGGCGGTATCGGCGCTCAAGGTGCTGCTGGTACTGATCAAGGACCGCAAGGAACTCAAGGTTTACAAGGTCTCGCTGGATCATTTGCGGGTCAAGGCATTCAAGGTGGATTTGGACCACAAGGTTTAATTGGTACTCAAGGTCTAAATGGTGCATTTGCTGCGCAAGGCATACAAGGTAGACAAGGCACAATCGGTTCGCAAGGCATTCAAGGCGATTTAGGAACTCAAGGCTCTATAGGATTTACTGGATTTACAGGTTCTCAAGGCGTTCAAGGTCAAATTGGATCTCAAGGATTAAACGGAATCCAAGGCGCACAAGGTGATCTTGGAAATCAAGGCGTACAAGGGCAAATAGGTTCGCAAGGATCTATAGGTTCTACTGGTTTAACTGGATTGCAAGGTTCACTAGGACTTCAAGGTGTACAAGGTCCAGGAAGTAATTTACAAGGTCCTAATGGAACGCAAGGTGCTCAGGGCGTACAAGGTTCGCTAGGATTTGGATTACAAGGTTCTATCGGAACTCAGGGATTCGCTGGAACACAAGGAGCATCAGGAACTCAGGGTTCTATCGGAAATCAAGGCACACAAGGAACTATTGGTGCGCAGGGATCATTCGGTTTTACTGGATTAACTGGTAATCAAGGAACTATTGGTTCTCAAGGTCTAATCGGAACTCAAGGATTAGCAGGAACGCAAGGATCATTTGGTGTACAAGGAACTCAGGGATCTCAAGGAACTATTGGTTCTCAAGGTCTAATTGGAACTCAGGGACTGGCTGGAACACAAGGATTTGTTGGAACTCAAGGAACTCAGGGCGTTCAAGGCACACAAGGCACACAAGGAACAACTGGATCGCAAGGTCAAAATGGAACTCAAGGACAAACAGGTTCTCAAGGTTTATCTGGCACTCAAGGATCAACAGGTCTTCAAGGAACTACTGGTTCGCAGGGTCAAACTGGAACTCAAGGATTAAGTGGAACTCAAGGTCAAACAGGATCACAAGGAACAACTGGTTCTCAGGGCACTATAGGCTCACAAGGTTTGATCGGTACGCAAGGCGTTCGCGGTGCATCTGATTGGACTCCATTCTTAACTAATGTTTCACAGTCAATCAGTGACTCTGGGACATTTACTAAAACTGGCGGAGCCAACAATACATGGGATGCTAAAATATATTCTTCACAAGGATATCAAAGAGGCGCTTATTGTTCGGCTAAAACTAGTACAACATCAGGCGTTGTAGCATTCGGTCTAAATTCTGATCCTACGACTGGAACTAATTACACAACAATAGATTATGCATTTTATCTTGATAATGGTGCTGTTTCTATTTTTGAAAATGGAGTTAGCGTATATACTGGTGGAAGTTTTGTTGTTAATGATGCATTCTATGTCACATATGATGGTGTCAACGTAAGATACTATCAAAATGGAACTCTACTTAGAACTGTAGCAAGATTCATTACTGGTCAATTATTTTTTGATTGCGTAATATTTACTACATCAAAGGCTATAAACACTGTTGCATTTGGTCCTATGGGAGAATCGCCAGCCCAAGGAGCACAAGGATTAATTGGTAACGGCGCTCAAGGAACTATTGGTTCTCAAGGATTTGATGGCGCACAGGGTTTAGTAGGAACTCAAGGAACTCAAGGTATCAGCATACAGGGTACAACTGGTACTCAAGGATTTACTGGTCTACAAGGACCAATAGGATCTTTCGGTGGTGCTACATTTGAATATAATTTCAGCACCAATACAGCAAACACTGATCCAACTTCTGGCTTCGTGAAGTTCAATAATGCTTCTACAATTAACTCAACGTTCATGTACATCGACACTAATGATGCCGATGGTCAAAATGTCACGAATTATTTGTTAACGATTGACGACTCAACTTCAGCAGTCAAAGGTCACTTCAAAGTTGCCAACGTCGCTAACACTTTAGAATTTTTATACTTCAGCATTGTTGGTAATCACAATTATCACAGCGTTGGCAACTCATACTTTGAAGTTCCTATTTCTGGATTGTCGAGTACAATCGGTGGCGCTGCTTTCCCTAATGCATTACCATTGTCAATAACATTTGTTCGTACTGGTGATAAGGGCGATCAAGGTATACAAGGTGCTCAAGGATTAACTGGCACTCAAGGATTCTTCGGTGTACAAGGAACACAAGGCACTCAAGGCACACAAGGATTGCAGGGTCCTCAAGGAACTCAAGGAACCCAAGGCGTTCAGGGAACTCAGGGCACTCAAGGCACTCAAGGTGTTCAAGGAAATCTTGGTTCATTCGGTTCAAGTAACTGGACTCACACTGTAGTTGCAAATATTCAACAAGATGTGACAGATGCTGGAAGATTTACAAAACCAAGCGGTGGAAATGCATGGAATGCTGCTTTCTACTCAGATCAAGAATATGTTCGTGCAGCATATGCTTCTGCTCGCTTCGAGGCTAATACTGGTCGCGCATATATCGCACTTAACTCAGATCCAGGTGGTGTAAATCCTGCTGCTCTTGATTACTCTATCTATTCAGATGGAACTGGAAATGTTTGGACGTATGTCAATAACACCAGTGGATTAAATCACGGTTCGTTTGTTGCAACACAAACATTCTATATTCTATTCAATGGAGAGAATGTAGAGTACTATAGAGATGATTTCTTGCTAAGACAAGTTAGCAGATCAGTTGGCGCTGGATTACACTTTGAGGGAATGATCTACGACCAAGGATTTGGTCTAAACAAAGTTATTTTTGGAAACTTCTCTGGAATTGGCGCCCAAGGAACTAATGGTCTGTTTGCAGGTCAAGGTGTTCAAGGAACTCAAGGATTCCTAGGAATTCAAGGCACTCAGGGTGAAATAGGTCCACAAGGATTAACTGGAACACAAGGGTCTCAAGGAACTCAAGGGTTATTGGGCATACAAGGTGAAATTGGTGCTCAAGGTACAACTGGAACTCAAGGTTCGCAAGGCACTCAAGGTCTGCTAGGTTTTCAAGGCACTCAAGGCACTCAGGGGTTACAAGGCACACAAGGTACACAAGGAACTCAAGGATTACAAGGAACTCAAGGTCTAGATGGATTGTTTGCTGGACAAGGTGCAACTGGATCGCAGGGGTCTCAAGGAACTCAAGGATTAATAGGTTTTCAAGGTCTAGAAGGTCAGGCTGCTGCTCAAGGATTTATAGGTCCTCAAGGTACTCAAGGATTAACTGGCACTCAGGGTTCGTTTGGTGTACAAGGTACTCAAGGCACTCAAGGTACTCAAGGGTTACAGGGACCTCAAGGAACTCAGGGAGATCTTGGAGTACAAGGAAATCAAGGCGTTCAAGGTCTTAGAGGTTTTGAAGGATTTATTGGATCGCAAGGAACATTTGGTGCACAGGGCGCAATCGGATTTGAGGGATCTCAAGGCATACAAGGTGAAACTGGATTTCAAGGCGACGTCGGCGCACAAGGTTCATTTGGCATACAAGGATTTATTGGATTGACTGGTCCTCAGGGAACTCAAGGATTAATTGGTTTACAGGGTGTACAAGGAAATAGAGGCATTAGAGGAGCAGACAACTGGCTTCCTTTGACTGTTGGATTAATTTTCCAGAGTAATACTTCTTCAAGTACATTTACTAAAAATGGTCCTAGCGGATGGAATGCCGTTATCTACTCTAATCAGAGTTTCTCTAGAGGCGTTTTTGCAACTACTAGACTTTCTTCTAATTCGGTTTCAAGTAGCGCATACTTATCTCTTACAACAACGCCAACTTTGACGCCATCTGAATTAGAATATGCAATCGGATTTGCGTCAGGAAATTATTATGCATTCGAAAATGGGACTCAGGTTGGCTCTCAATCTGCGCACATTTTTGGCGACCAATTCTATATCTTCTATGATGGATTGAACGTCAATTATGCAAGAAATGGATCAGTATTTAGATCTACCAGTCGTCCGATTGGAAACTCTATGTATCTATCTGTCCTTGTTAATACAGATACTTTGTCTGTGACAGATTTAGCATATGGTCCTATGGGAGAATCAGTACAAGGACTACAAGGTATAAGCGGAACTTTTGCTGGTCAAGGCGTGCAGGGTGCAACTGGTTCTCAAGGCGCTCAGGGTTTAGGCGCGCAAGGAACTGATGGCGCATTCGCAGGACAGGGCGCACAAGGTACACAAGGATTACAAGGTCGTCAAGGCGGAAGCGGCGTTCAAGGTAGAACAGGCAACCAGGGACCAACTGGAACTCAAGGTGCATTCGGTGTTCAAGGAACTCAAGGCGCAATAGGTCCACAAGGTGTTCAAGGAAATCTTGGAACGCAAGGAACTCAGGGTGTACTAGGACCACAAGGTCTTGATGGAGCATTCGCGGGACAAGGTATTCAAGGTACACAAGGTCCAACAGGTCGTCAAGGAACGCAAGGTACTCAAGGAACTCAAGGTCTTGACGGCGCATTCGCAGGACAAGGTGTACAAGGAACTATCGGCTTCCAAGGTCCGCAAGGAACTCAAGGAGTATTCGGTCCACAAGGAACTCAAGGGCGACAGGGAACGCAGGGAACGCAGGGAACTCAGGGCGTTCAAGGTCTAGATGGTTTGTATGCTGGTCAAGGTGCTACTGGTTCTCAAGGCACACAAGGTACACAAGGATTACAAGGACGTCAAGGAACTCAAGGTCTAGACGGTTTGTACGCTGGTCAAGGTGCGACTGGATCGCAAGGTTCTCAAGGAACTCAAGGTCTCTTAGGTATTCAAGGTGTTCAAGGAACGCAAGGAATACAGGGAACCCAAGGAACTCAAGGATTACAAGGTCTACAAGGTCCACAAGGTCTTGATGGCGCATTCGCGGGACAAGGTATCCAAGGTAGACAAGGAACGCAAGGAACTCAGGGTTTACTTGGTATTCAAGGTACTCAAGGCGTTCAAGGAGACATGGGTATTCAAGGATACGAAGGTATCCAAGGTGAATTT